TTGTTTAATTCTAATTTTATTAACTTAAAAATAGATATTTTTGATTTTTCAAAATATTTTGGACATTGAAAATATCCATCTAAAACATATGAATTATCATTTGTTAGTTTAGGTAAAGGATTATACATATAATTTTTTTCAGGCATTATTATTAGTCCAGGAAGTTGATTTATATTTTTTAAAAATGGTTTTAAATATGAGAGAAATGTATCCCAATATGTATATCTTATCGTTGAACCATTTGAACCATTTCCTAATTGATATATATCAACAAAGAAAAATGGTATTTTGTTAGTTAGTGCACATTCAATTGTTGTAAATATTTGAAATAATTGATTACCTAATCCACCTTTAAGATTACAAGTTAACATTATATCTTTCTATATACAAAAATATAGAAAATCTAACTTATTTATATATATTATATAAAAAATTGATTAACAATATAAAAATAATTTATTATCATAATTATAATACATTATGATGATACATAATATTATTGGTAAAAGAAATGCACTTAGAGATTTATCAGATTCTGATTTTGAAACAATTTTACCTATTTTAGCTTCAGAGTTGGAAAATTACGGTATTTTATATGAAGATTATTCTGATGAAGAAATTATAAAAGATTGGGAATCTCTATGTAAAAAACCAATAGATAAGAAAAATACAAATATTTCAGCAACTAGTGTGGTTGGAATGAAAATTATGCGTAAATATATGAGACATTTTCATGATGTTAAAAATTACAAGGGTGTTTCAGTAAAAATATTATGGAAAAAAGAAAATTTGGAAAAAGCATTGAAATTTAATCGTAAAAACCATTCAACACCATATGCATCTGAAATAATAAGATCATTATCATTTACAAATGGACTTGGAAAGGTTACCATGTATAGACCATTAATGGCACGAAATGTTGTTTCGTATTTTGATGCGAAAAGCGTTTTAGATGTTTGTTCAGGATGGGGTGGAAGAATGTTGGGAACAAAAAGTTTGGGAAATGATATATCATATACTGGAATTGAGCCATGTGAAAAAACATTTGATAGTTTATGTTCTATAACAAATAAGTTAAATTTAGAAAATGTTGTTTTAATAAATAAACCAGCAGAAGAATTTTTGATTGAATTATCTGACGATGTTAAATATGATTTGGCTTTAACTAGTCCTCCTTACTATAATTTGGAAATATATTCAGATGAGGAAACACAATCAATGAAATATAAAGATTATAATTCATGGATTAAAAATTTTCTGGAACCAGTAATTATGGGTGTTATTAAACATGTAACATATAGTTGTTGGAGTGTCAAAAATTTCAAAACAGATAAAAAATATGATTTGTTAGATGATGTTATTAAAATACATAAAAAAAATGGTTGGAAAATGATTGATATAACATTTACAATGTCTAATAGCAAGAGACCAGGAATAGGGAGTGGATCTGAAAAAAAGACAGAAGAAGTAACTTATGTATTTGTAGAAGAATAGAAATTAGATTTATTTAAAACTCTTCATTGAAATCAAAAGCAATATCAGTATTTGATTTATTAGCTAATGCATAGTCTCCTATACGTTTTTCAAAAAAATTTGTTTTACCTTCTAGACTAATAAGTTCCATCCAATCAAATGGATTAGCAACATTATATATTTTTTTATAACCTAATTGCAATGCTAAACGGTCTGCTACAAATTGAATATATTGTGTCATTAATTGACTATTCATACCTATTAGACGACATGGCAATGCATCACAAATAAATTCTATTTCTATTTCTACTGCTTCTTTTATAATTTCATTAATACGAGACTTATCTATTTTTTTCGTTAATTTTGAATATAATAAAACAGCAAATTCACAATGTAATGCTTCATCACGAGAAATTAATTCATTTGAAAATGTTAGTCCAGGCATTAATCCGCGTTTTTTTAGCCAGAAAATGCTACAAAATGCACCTGAAAAAAATATACCTTCTACACATGCAAATGCTACTAAACGAGTAGCAAAACTACTACGATTATCGTGAATCCATTTTTGAGCCCAATCAGATTTTTTCTTTATACAAGGAAAGTGTTGTATTGCATTAAAAAATTTATATTTTTCTTCTTTATCTTTTATGTATGTTTCTATTAAATTACTATATGTATGACTATGTATATTTTCCATTGCAATTTGAAAACCATAAAATGCTCTAGCTTCTGAAATTTGTATTTCATTCATAAATCTTGATGCCAGATTTTCCAAAACAATCCCATCCGATGCCGCAAAAAATGCTAAAATCATAGAAATAAAAAATCTTTCATCATTATTTAAAGCATTCCAATGTGATAAATCTTTTGATAAATCTATTTCTTCTGGTCTCCAAAAACAATCAACTTGTTTTTGATACATTTGCCATATATCTTGGTATACAATTGGAAACATTACAAATCTATTATCGTCTGGAGCTAATAAAGGTTCTGAAATATTCTTGGACATCCTAAATAATATATAGTGAAGATTTTATATTTTTTTAAAATATATTTTAAAAATTTTAATAACTAGTTATTTTAATAATGAAACTAATTGGAATGCAAATACCGGATAAAACTAATATGCCTTTGGCTGAAATAAATATACCTTTTAATAAAAATAGGTTGTCTTTGGATAAAACTAACATGCCTTTGGCTGAAATGAATATGCCTTTGGCTGAAAGAGATATTTATCTACTACAAATTGATCAAGAAATAAAAAACAGAAAACAATTGCTAATCAAAAAAAAGAAAGAACTTGAAAAAAAAGAAAAGGTTAATAATTTTTTAGAAGAAGTTAAAAAAGACTATGCAAATTATTATAATTATATTTTGAATGAAAAACAAAACCAATATAAATCGCTTATGTTACTTAAGGAATATATGGATGATTTAATGCAAACAAATAAACTTGTTGATAATGAATTAAGGACAGCCAAACATGATCAAAAGGATATTTTAAGAGAAATTGATAATGTTAAAAATGAACTTGATTCTATTATTAATGAAGGAAATATAAGAACAAATAACAAACAATAAAAATGAATGAAAATAATTTATTATAAATATATATGGAAGCAGCCTTAAATGGATTAGGTACAACTATTAATTCTATTACTGGTAAAGTTAACGCAATTAAACAACGTTCTACTGCATATAAACAACAAATAAGAACAAAATTATTAGAAGTTGTTCAACAATTGCAAAATTTACAAAATAATCAAGCATTCAGAGATATTTTACAAACAAAAAATCAATTAGATGCAGCTAGAGCAGAATTAGCAAGAAAAACACAAGAATTACAAGGTGTCAATCAACAATTAGCTACTGCTACACAACAAGCACGAGAATTACAAGATAATTTACAGCGTGTCACAAATGAATTACAACAAAAGAATCAAGAATTGACCAATTTACAGCAACAAAATCAAACACTTAATAATGAAAAAAATCAATTAACTCAACAGGTTCAAGAACTAACAAGAGAAAAAACTGCTATTGAAAATCAATTAAGAGAACTTCAAGCACAACAAGAAGGATTAGCACAAAGATTAGGTGAAATAAATGGATTATTAGCTCAACAAATAGAGAATATAGATACTTTAGCAAATGAATTACCTGATAATGATTTTAACGAAGAATTTTCTAGTATTTCCAATAATATACAAGCTATAATAAATCTTATTAATAATCCTGGTCAAAATAGACCTCCAGGAGGTGCTCAAACATATGCTGATGTTGCAAGACAAGTTAATCAAGGTGAAATAGGAAGAAATAGTTTTAACAGACAACCAGGACAAAGATACGACAGAGGATATAATGGTGGAAAAAAAACTAAAAGAAATAAAAAATATTCTAGAATGACTAAAAGAAGAAGACAAAATGGTGGATATACATATTCTGCTGAAAGTGCTAATTTAAAAAAACATAGTTCTGTTATTAGTGATACATATTCTAATTCTAGTTCTAATTCTAGTTCTAATTCTAGTTCTAAATCTAGAAATAGAAATAAATCAAAATATAGACATAAGACAAGTCAATCGCAAACATTATAAAAAAATTGAAATAGAAATAATTTATAGTTATAATTTTATAACTGAATTACAATGGAAAGATACGTTATTGAAGTAGCGCAACATTATCCAAATGGTATTTATTACCATCCATCACATTGTGATGGAAACAAATGTAAAAATAAAAATGGTTGTTATTATAAAAACATTGACATATTAGGATATATAAATAAGATATTTGACACAAAAGAAGAAGCAAGTGAATATTATATAAAATATTATCCTACAAGTAGACCTCCACGTTATGATGGTTTTAACTGGACAAGTGAAATTCATGATGACACAAAAATATCTTATCATGTCTGTGAATATGATAATCAAAAACTAAAATTATCTTTTGAGTAATATTTATTTATTTAATAATTAAATAAATGAATTATTAAATAAATGAATTACTAAAATATAGTGTTTATAATTGTATTATTTTAATCATTTTTTTTAATCATTATATATATAATGAGTTTTGCGAAAGAGGCATCCAAATTATTAACTAACAAATATTTTTTATATTTTATTGTTTTTTTAGCAGTAACTAATGTATTTGGATATTTGGTTACAAATAGGTTAAATGCGGTTGTATTTTTTATGTTAATAGGATTTTTAGTTTCTAGATTTAGTAATAATATGGCAGTAATTCTTATAATTGCACTAGTTGTAACTAACATATTTATGTCTAATAAATTTATGCGTGAAGGTTTAGAAAATCAATCTGAATCTATTGAAAAATTAGGTGATATACATCCTGATATGAAAGAAGCTGCAGACACATTAAATAAAACAGGAGACGTTAGTCAAACGAAAGAAAAAATGCAAGAAAAAAAGCCCGTTGATTTACCATCAAAACCAACAGATCCTAGTAATCCTGATTTAAATAAAGGAACAAATGAAACAGAGCCTGAAGGTTTTGGTGAGAAAATGACTTCAAATTCAAGTGCAAAAAAACAAGCTCCTGCTGGTAAAGGTTCAAGATTAGATTATATGGCAACAATGGAAGAAGCTTATGATAATTTAGACAAAATGTTAGGTTCTGATGGAATTAAACAACTAACACAAGATACTCAAAAACTAATGCAACAACAACAAAATTTATTTAAAAGTATGGAAGGAATGGTTCCTATGTTAGAAAGTGCACAAAAAATGTTAAATGGTTTTGATATGAAAAGTTTAAGTAATATGACTAGTTTAGCAACTTCTCTAGGAGCAGCTCCTACAGCAGTTCCTCCAACAAAATAAAATAAATAATAGTTATAATATAATATATTGTATTATATTAATGAAAAAGTGTCCACCAGGAGTTATATGTGTAGAAAATATAACATTATTTTTAATAATAATAATAATATTAGTACTAGGATTTTTATTTTATATTAATTTAAAAGATAAAACAAAAGAAACAACTATAAATGTTAGTACAAGAGAAGAGTTACCAGTTCAATCAAGAGGTTTTTTTAGTTTTTTGCCGAGTTGGCCTTATAATAACATTCCAAAAGATGTACTTTTAGATCCGTATTCGCCACCATATAGAGATGAAAGATATTTGGTTCCTGAATTAATTGTTCCTAAACGAGTTCCAATAAATGTTTCAACTAACATAGGTGCAGTAGATACCCAATATCGTCAAATGGGTATTTTAACACCATTAAATGGAGCATCAAAAGATAATATTTTGCCGTTAATGGGCCGTCCACTTTTTACAAATCGTGATAAATGGCAATATTATACTATATCTAATCAACATAATAATGTAAAATTACCAATATCTTTTAAAGGAAGAAGTGCTTTAAATGATTATGGTGTAGATCAAATTTTTTCAGGTGATACAGTTTATGTAGAAGGTTATAATGATGCGTTTAAAACAACCGTTTACGAAAATGATACTATAAAATATTTACCATTCATTTAGAGTAAAAAGTTTATAAATTTTTTAATGTAACATTTCTTAAATTAAATTGTTTTTTATTACGCAAAGTATTATTATGATTAAGCATTTTAATATTTTTTTTATGTTTTCTTTTTGTTTGATTATTAACATTATTAATTATTTTTTGGAACCGAGCTTTTGTTAGTTTCATCTATTTTACAAAAGGTTTAGCCAAAATTTTTTGTAAAATTACTCATTCCACTTTTTTCCACTTTTTTCCACTTTTTTCCACTTTTTTCCACTTTTAAGAAAAGTGGAGCAAAACTTATTAAATCACTTTTAAGAAAAGTGGAACAAAACTTATTAAATCACTTTTAAGAAAAGTGGAACAAAACTTATTAAATCACTTTTAAGAAAAGTGGAGCAAAACTTGGTAAAACCACTTTTCTTAAAAGTGGATCAAAAGATGAACTTAAAATTTAGATGACTTTTTCAATCAAGATCAAAATATTTATAATTTTTATAAAAGTTTATTATAGATGAGTTGTCCAAATGCTACAGCACCCATAGATATTAGTTTATCAAATATATCTGGAAAATGTGATTTGAAATGTGACTATAGTTTTCATTACAATAACAGTTCATGCATTGCCACAAATAGAGGAGATTATATTTCTTTATCATACGATAATTCTTCATCTCCACCAGTTTCCTATAATGCAACTGGTTATAATGTAAAAGAAGTAAGAATTTATACTCCTTCTCTACATTCTTACTCAGGTTCAAAAACAGATGGTGAGTTTATCATTGTACATAATTCCATTTCTGGAACAAAACCATTGTTAGTTTGTATTCCAATTAAGATGTCTGGTTCAAATAGTGTTAGTTCGGAGTTATTAACTAACATAATTGATACTTGTTCTAATAATGCTCCTGCTAACGGAGAATCTACTACAGTAAATGTTAAAAAATATAATTTAAATTTATTTGTTCCAAAAAAAGCTTATTATTCATATTCGGCAACAGAACCATATCAACCATGTTCTACTGATGTTGATTATATTGTATATGAACCATTAAATACAACTATGGATATTAGTTTAGATAGTTTAACTAAATTAAGAACATTTATCACATCAAATCCATATGATGTTAAAAAAGGTGTTGCATTATTTTATAATGAAAAGGGAGCAAAAAATAGTAGTATAGAAGGAGATCAAATTTATATAGATTGTCAGCCGGTTGGTCAATCAGAATCAACAGAAACAGTAATAACAACAACTTCAACGCCAATTTCATTAGATTTATCAACTATTTTGAACAATCCAATAGTAAAATTAATTCTTGGTTCATTAATTTTTATATTAATATTATTTTTATTATCAAAGTTATTAGGAATGTTGAAACCAGTAAAGGGTAGTCAAGAAATTCCTAAAATATTTACTGGTGGTAGATGGCATAGATAATATATTATTTGTTTAAAGAACTTAAAGGTCTTTAAGTAGTTTTATAATATATTATTTGCTTTTATAATTTTACATATTATTTATCGGACTTGCATCATATGTATTATCTAATACTGGTCTCCAAGGTGCTTTTACATAATTTGTATTGAATTTTTGTGTCGTCATATTTTTAACCACTTCTTGTTCCAAAGTATAAGGAAATTGGTGTGCCGGTGTAAATGGCGACCATTTCTTTTCTTCAGTTGGATAATATGCTTCTAAACCAGCCATACCAGTTCTTATCGCAGCACCTTTTATTAGTTGATAAGCTACCAAAATTCCCAAAACACCTAAAATAGGATTAGAATATGCGAATAAAAATAAAGCTGTTAATGATATTAATACCTTTCCAGCGGTTGAATCCGCCAAATGAGCAAGTCTTGGAGGAAGATTAAAACCCATAACCAAATAGATTACAAATAAAAACACTAATAATAATTGAGGCATGTTTTTCTTTTCTAATAAAGAACTAAAAGAATCCATCTTATATATTATACTTTTAAAAAAAGAATAACCAAATCTAAATTATATAAACAAACCATCTAAAAATATCATTCTAAATATTGTTAGTTATAATGATTAAAAAAAACACAAAAGATGATCCTATTATTTGGCCACAAACATTAAATACATATTTGGGGCAAAAAGGTTATACCATTCTTAAATCAGAACTTTCCATTAAAGAACAATTTAAATTAAAGGAAAATTTAATGGTTAAACCTTATGTTCATGGCTCACCTGTACAAACACAAAAGACATTTCCTGCTTATCGTGAATCTGATAAAAAAATTTATATACCACGTTATTATGGTGAAGAATTATTTGGATATCCCAAAGAAATTAAGATTTCTCAAGGAAATAATATTAATATTGTATTTCAAGGAGTATTACGCGATTATCAAAGTCCAGTAGTAGAAAAATTTATATCACATGTTAAAAGTAAAGAAACACTTGGAGGATTACTTGAACTACCATGTGCATGGGGAAAGACATCAGCATCTCTATATATTTGTTCTCAACTTAAGAAAAAAACACTAGTAATTGTGCACAAGGAATTTTTAATGAATCAATGGATTGAACGAATTCAACAATTCATACCAGATGCTAAAATTGGAAAAATTCAAGGACAAATAATTGATATTGATGATAAAGATATTGTCTTGTGTATGTTACAAAGTTTGGTATTAAAAGAATATCCTCAATCATTATTTGATTGTTTTGGTTTTACAATTATTGATGAGGTACATCATATTTCTAGTGAAACATTTTCTAATGCATTATTCAAAATAGTTACAAAATATATGCTTGGTTTATCTGCCACTATGAATCGTAAAGACGGAACAACAAAAGTATTTAAAATGTTTTTAGGTGATGTTGTGCATAAAGTTGAGAGAAAAGGTGAACATAATGTTCAAATAAGATCCGTTACTTTTAAAACAAAAGATGATGATTTTAATGAAACTATATTAGATTTCAAAGGGCAGCCACAGATTAGTTCAATGATTAGTAAAATTTGTAGTTATAGTAGAAGAACTGAATTTATTATTAAAGTTTTAACTGATTTTATAGCAGTTGACAATGTAGATCCAAATATTATATTAGAACACAAAAAAGAACTAGATAATAATAATCCTTGTTGCGAAATATGTAATAGAAAAGATAATTATTTAGTTAAAAATACTTGCTGCGATAATGTCAAATATTGCTTACTATGTATGGATAATATTGTTGAAAAAGCAAAAAATACCAAAGAAGTTGTTACAAACAAGGTTAATGGAGAACAACGTGTTTCAAAGAAACGACCAAAATGTCCTAATTGTCTTAAAGTTTTAAGTTATGAACAAAATTATATTGAAAATAAATATGTCAAACCATTACAACATTTACAGACAATTGTTCTATCTCATAATCTAAATGTATTAGAATACATTTATAAAAAATTTGTCTGCAAAAATTTGGCATCAGTTGGTTATTATGTTGGTGGAATGAAAGAGGAAGAATTAAAAAATACCGAAACAAAACAAGTTATATTGGCTACATTTGCAATTGCAAATGAAGGTCTAGATATACCTAGTTTAAATGCTGAGTTTTTAATAACACCCAAAACTGATGTAGTTCAAACAATCGGAAGGGTATTACGTGCTAAACATAAGTATGCTGATCCGGTTATTTATGATATTAATGATAATCATGATGTTTTTAGAAGACAATGGCTTAAGCGAAAAGCGTATTATAAAAAAAACAATTATAAAATTATTGAATGTGATAGTTATACATATGATAAAGATATCAGGAAATGGAATAATTATACTAGTGATAACTCTTCTGATAATTCTTCTGATAATTATAGTGATGAAAATGATGA